GCTGCTATGGGATTGATGGGTAAGAAAAGTACAATCCCCGTAATTCAAATGGACCTGAATATTAAAGATGCTTTATCTGCGGCAAAAGCCTGGTCCGATTCTCACGGAATTGCTGCACAAGATATTAACTCGGCTGAACTTCCTCTCGATAAATCTTCAGATGAATCTGATTACTTTATGAAGTTCAATCCAAACCATGATGACCGCGGGCGCTTTTCAACGGCAACTGGCGGCGGCGGAGTTCCCGCCTTAGCAGCCGATATTGCACCTACTGCTGGTCGCTCACCTGAAGCCGTCGCTGAAGCCAAGGCATTGAGACAACGCGCCGCCGCTTTAGAGCCAGGCGTCACTCAAATCATGGTTGATTTATTGAAACAAAGCGGTGGAGTATTTGCCACCTTGCCTGACGGAACAGATTCTCTAGCGCAGAGACTTAAATCAACGGATTCTTTGGCTCGTAAAATTGATGGAGATGCAAAGAAAGAATTTAAAGATGATAAAAAAGCAGCGGCAGCAAATGTATCGGATGCAATCCGCTACACGGCTCTTGTCCCTGAAGGTTCTTATGCAGATGGGTTAAGCCAAACAATTAAAACTTTAGAAGCCGCAGGTTTCACATTGAGAACTAAGAATTTTTGGCAGATTGGCGACCCTTACGATGGTGTCAATATCAAAGCCCTTAAGAATGGTATTCAGGTAGAACTGCAAATTCACACTCCGACTTCCTACAAAGTCAAAGAAGGAGAACTGCACAAGATTTACGAGGTCTACCGAGAAAGCCCTATTAATAGTGTCCGTAGAGCATCCTGGGACAAGATGGTAGAGATTGCTAAGACAATCCCTAGACCAGCAAATTACCTGGCTGTATTGGGCGTAGGAACGCTGATTACCCAACAGTTTGAAACTGCTCAACAGGCTGGTTTGATAAAATCAACCCCAGTTGATATACTACTGCAAATAGAGAGAGGGGTAGAGGTATGAGATATTTCGTAAGGCTTGACGCTCAAAATCACCCAGTAATGCTTTACAGGCTCAATCTTGATATACCAAATAGCATTGAAGAAGAAGGCTGGGTTAATGGCGGCTGGGTCGTCACAGAACGAATCGTAGAAGCCCTTGTCGAAGGCTCCATGGATTACGACGAAATTACCGAAGAGGCAGCGCGTCAGATTTACCCTGATGCTTTCCGCGATTTAATGAAATCCATTGGTGCCTACGAAGTCTCAAAGGCAGAAGATATGAAGCGCTACACACTAGGCGCCATGTATATCCCTGACCGCTTGGATGCTCATAGCGAATGGACAGATGCCGAGGAATTACAGCAAGCCGTGTGGACCTATGTTCGCTCGGGTGACCGCAATATCCGCCTTCAGCACAACCGAGAAATCGTGGCTGGAGAATGGGTTGAAGTCATGGCTTTTCCATATGAATTAACAGTCCCAGTTCAGCAAGCGGATGGTTCAAGTCAATCTCATACATACCCAGCGAACACAGTTTTCCTTGGAGTTGTATGGGAACCGTGGGCATGGGAACTTGTACAAAGCGGAAAGATTCTTGGATATTCAATCGGCGGAAAAGCCGAACGCTTATATGTTGATATGGAAGAAGTCTTTAAAGATGGAGAAGGCAACGATGGTCCCTTAGCCTCAGATGTTCATGTTGATACAATAATCAATCAACAAAAGAAGAAGAAACTTCCAAAGGTTTTGCAGGACACACCACCTCCTGCAAAGAAGCCAGCGGATAATTCGACAATGTGGGGTTAAAATGGCTTCAAAAGAAGGAATTAAAACTGGCGATATGGTCGGTTGGAATTCTTCGGGCGGTCATGCCATGGGTAGGGTTGAACACATTATGCGGGACGGAGTTCTTGGTATACCTAACTCAAAGTTCAAGATTAATGCTACAAAAGAGGACCCCGCAGTTCTTGTTCGAATTTACCGCAATGGTGAAGAAACTGAAACTCTAGTAGGGCATAAAATGTCCACGCTTAAAAAGGGTTACACAAAACAACTAGATGTAAAAAAATATAATTCAAGCCACGACAGAATTGGTCGATTTGCTAGCGCAGGTCACGGCGATGACGCAACTGGTATTGCACCTAATGGTGATGACAATATGGCGGCAATGGACATGATGGATATTAAAAGACCTCCACGCTCAAAAAGAAAATTAACTGCGTCGGAACAAAAAATTCTTAATCGGATTACATCGCCAGCGGGAAATATGATTCGTCGCCCTGGAGATAATCCTGGAGTTTATAACGCCCCGTTTTCCGCTCCAACGCAAAGTGGCGGTGGCATAACTGGTTATGTACCAAATTCAGGAATTACTGAACAGCCAGGCGCAGGTGGAATGTGACCATCATTGAAACCACTCAAGAAATAATTGAGGGTTTAGGTCTTGAGGCAACTAGGGTTTCAACGCCTCCTGGATATGCAGGACTTTCAGTTGCTTTACCAAATGACTCTCAAGCCTTTTTTATTTGGACCAAAATGGACGAAGATGATTACCATTTTAGGATTGCTCGTTTTTGGTCAAATGAAAACCCTTTTTCAATGTATATCTGCCCTGACCTAATCAGCGCTATTGCAAAAACTAAGGTCCTGATAAATCTATAAAAAGGTCACATTTCGGACATATGGTATTCTCATCCTGTCAAGACCCGAGATTTTCCAACAGTCCATACTGTAAAGGGAATCTCTTTTCGTTAGGAGTCAAATGGCTACACGCGCTCGCAAGATGGTGAATCTTGCCATTGAGGAAACGAGTGGGGTAGACCATCCCGCTCATCTACACGAAGGTTGGCTGGTTATGAAATCTGCCGATGAATCTGAAGTTCAGAGTGTCTTAGACGAAACGCTCACCGAGGAGGACTCCAACATGGAGGATGTAACTACCGCGGCTGTTGAAGAGCAGGTTGAAAAGGCTGACATGACAATCGAAGAAGCAATGAAAAAGATTGCTGAACTAGAAGCCAAGTTAGCAGAATCCGCTAAAGAAGATACCGCTGAGTCAGCAATGGCAAAGTCAGTAGATGCTTCAGAGGAATTCTTGAAGTCCGCTCCAGAGCCAGTCGTCAAAATGATTGAAGATTTGAAGAAAGCAGCAAGCGATGCAATCGCAGAACTCCAGAAGGAGCGCGACGCAACAGCAGATGCAGAAGCAATCGAGAAGGCTAAGGGATGGGCAAACCTTTCTCTTGACGCCGAAAAAGTTGGTCCAGCGCTTCGTCGTTTGGCAACAATTGATGCAGACCTTGCAAAGTCAGTTGAAGAAGTTCTTACTTCTACAAATGCTAAGGCTGAATCAGCAGATATTTTTGCGGAAATCGGCAAGTCCGCAGATTTCAAGAGCGGTGATGCCTACAGTCGTATGACTGCCATGGCAAAGTCTGCTGTTGAAGAGGGTGTTGCAAAGTCATTCGAGAACGCTCTCGCTGACATTGCTGTAAGCAACCCTGACCTTTACAGCCAATACCTAACCGAGAAAGGTGCCTAATTACCATGGCATATGAATTCAGTAATTACTCGGTAAAGGTCACCCTCGTAGCAGGTGCAGACCTTTCCGCAAAGCAATACAACTTCGTTAAGTTGAACTCTTCAGGTCAAGCAATCGCGGTTGCTGCTGATACCGATGTCCCAATCGGAGTTCTACAGAACGCACCAACTTCAGGTCAAGAAGCCGAAGTTCTTATCGTTGGCGGAACAAAGATTGTTGCTGGTGCAGCAATCACACTTCCATCTGCAATTGGAACAGGCACAACAGGTAAGGCAGTTGCCCTTGCTATCACAGATACAACAAAGTATGTAGTTGGAACTCTTATTTCTGCTTCTGCTGCTGATTTAAATGTTGTGACCGCTGTTATTAACTGCGCTAACGCAACTAGAGCGAACTAAGGAGCAAATAAAAAATGCCACAACCAAATATCAATAGCGTCCACATTGACGCAATTCTTACAAACATTTCTGTTGCTTACCTTCAGAATCAAGATAACTTCATCGCTGACAAGGTATTCCCAGTAATCCCTGTTGATAAGCGCTCAAATAAGTATTTCACTTATGACAAGAACGACTGGTTCCGTGACGAGGCTCAACGCCGCGCTCCTGGTACTGAATCTGCTGGTGGAGGATATTCTCTTTCAACCGCTACATATAACGCAGATGTTTTTGCTTTCCACAAGGATGTAGATGACCAGACATTGGCAAACGCAGATACACCTCTTAACCCTCTTCGTGAAGCAACAGAGTTCGTAACTCGTCGCTTGATGCTTCGTCGTGAACTTCAGTTCGTAACTGACTTCTTCACAACAAGCACCTGGGGAACAGACATCACAGGTGTTTCTGGTACTCCATCAACAAATCAGGTCAAGCAATGGTCAGACTACACAGCATCAGACCCAATCAATGACATCGAAAACGGAAAGTCAGGCATCCTTTCTGTAACAGGCATGGAAGCAAACACTCTCGTTCTCGGATACGAAGTATTCAAGGCTCTTAAGAACCACCCAGACCTTGTAGACCGTATCAAGTACACATCTTCACAGACAATCACAACAGATATGCTCGCGGCAATGTTTGACATTCCACGCGTTATCGTTGCTAAGGCTGTAAAGGCAACAAACAACGAAGGCGCAACAGGTGCATATGGTTTTGCATTTGGTAAGTCAGCACTTCTTTGCCATGTCGCTGCACAGCCTGGCTTGCTCACACCATCAGCGGGTTACACATTCGCATGGACAGGTGTTTCAGGCGGACTTGGTGCAACAATCGGTACTTCACAGTTCCGTATGGAATCAATCAAGTCAGACCGCGTTGAAGCGGAAATGGCATTTGATAACAAAGTTGTAGCGTCAGACCTTGGCTACTTCTGGACATCAATCGTCGCTTAATTAAGTTGAGTGAAGGGGAGGGTCTGTAAAGGCTCTCCCTTTCTTTCTTAGAAAAGGAATTTAAACATGGCAGCAAATCCAAATCGCCTTACTAAAGGTGATGCAATCGTTGGTCAGATTCTTGCGACAGATGCTCAGTTTTCAGGAACACTTGCTTTAGCAACTACTATTGATAACATCGCTGATGGCGCTTCAATGGTTGCTTCAGCAGCGAACATCATCACTAGCAAAGTTGTAACATCTACACCTACAACAACTCGAAACCTTACAACAGATACAGCAGCAAATATTATTGCTCTTACTTCAGGTGTTACAGGACAGGCTTATGAAGTTTCATTCATTAACCTTTCTGCATCTGCTGCGGCAATTACACTTGTTGGTGGAACTGGTGTGACAATCGTTGGTTCAGCAACTATCGCTTCAGCATCTTCAGCGACTTACCTCGTTCGTATTGCATCAAGCACAACTGTAGTTCTTTACCGTCGATAAAATGAAGCATTTTATTCTCAAGAACTTTGTATCTAACGGCAAAAACCTTAAATACGGAGATATTGTTGATACATCCGACTGGATGCACACTAAGAACCTTGAGGCAATGCGTTATATCCGTCCTCTCACCGAGGCGGAAGAATCAACACCCAAGGTGACAAAGAAAACAAAAGTCGCCGCCGAATAATCGGTTGGGGGGCGATTCAGTAAAATGAGTCGTCCCCCTTTTTTCATAGGAGAATTAAATGGCATTAGCACACCAAAGGGTTACTGTAACCTCAACAGCAACATTGCTTTCTTCTTCCTCTGCTGGAAGAGATGGTCAAACATTGCTTATTCAAAATCCTACAGGAAACTCAGTTTTATATTTAGGCGCCAGCGATGTAACAACATCAAGTTATGGTTATGCACTTCCAGCAAACGCGGATATGTCCATTTCTTTGCAAAACGGTGAAAGTCTTTATGGTGCAACTGCTGTGTCAAGCACAGTAAACATCATCCGCCAAGGGGTATAAACCATGGCTTTGCCAACATCACTTTCTACAGTCACCGTTACTGGTACTTATGTAAGTCTTATTGGCAACCCAATTTCTGGTTCGCTTACATTTCAACCAGTTACTATCCTCAAAGAAACAAACGCAAATGTAATTATTATGCCTTCATATATTACAAAAACACTTGATGCTAATGGTTCATTTACCGTTACTTTACCTTGCACAGATGACACAGATGTAACTCCAGAACCTTTTGTTTATACCGTTGTAGAAAATTTTACAAATGGAAGAACTTTTAAAATGGCTCTTCCTTTATCTTTGGTGGGAACAACTGTTAATCTTGCCGATGTACTCCCGTCGGTTACCTCTTTTGATGCAACAAATTACACAACTACAGATAATTATTATTCTTTGCGTACTCGTTACCTCAGCACAGAGGCTACCCGTATCATCGTAAATGATGTTCCGCTCAAAGTGGACGCGGCATCGGCTTCGGCATCTTCGGCATCATTAAGCCTTGATTTAACAAAATATTTTAACCCTAATTCATTAATGTTGATGGGACTATAAATGGCTGAACCATATGTACCTGTAGCAACTTACAATACTTACGATGCGCTTGAATTGACGCTGGACAATGCCGTGGCACCAACTAAGGTGTATACAGATTCTATTGCCTCAAATGTCACGGCTGCCGCCTTGAGCGCTTCAACAGCAACCGTTCAAGCACAAATAGTTCAAGACCAACACATTTTGTTTTTAGTGGGTTGCTGATGGCTTTAGCACCGAGTTTAACTACAGTTCAAATCAATGGTACATACATAAATTATGAAGGCACCCCGATTGAGGGTCAGATTCGATTCTCAACCGTTGAAGTTTTGCGTAATGGTACAGATGACCAGATGGTTGCCCCTACAACAGTTGTGGTCCCGTTAGTCAATGGTTCTTTCAGCGTTACCCTGCCAGCCACAAACGACCCAGATGTGGTTCCAAATCCTTTTGAATATACAGTTGAAGAATCATTTACCAATGGTCGAACCTACAAAATCAGCATCCCATATACCACTTCAGGGTCTTTAGATTTAGCGGATATTAGTCCCTCCCCAACACTTTCAACTACTTATGTATCTTTGATTGATGCAACCACTTGGGCAACTCTTGCTAACAATATTGACGCCTTAGATTTGAATATCAACCAATCGACAAATAAACTCATCATTAAGGCTTATTGGCTAATCCCAATTAACTATGCAAGTTACACAGCACTTAATTCAGCCTTTGCTACTTACACAGCCCTTAACGCTAACGGCTATGAATTAGCAGCAGCAGAAATTTCACCCTACGCAACAACCGTTGCTAGTTCAGCAAGTTCAGCGGCGTCAAGCGCGACAAGTGCTACAACAAACGCAACTGGTACTATTAACCCAATGCTTCTCATCGGAGGATAACTTACATGGCAACATCTTATAAAACTCTGGGTCAATTAAACCCATCGGCTACGACTGCAACAACTATTTACACCTGTCCAGCATCAACCCAGACAGTCGTATCAAGTATTGTTATATGTAATCAAGCAGCCGTAGCAGCAACATATCGTGTTGCCATCCGTGTGAGCGGTGCAGCCTTGGACCCAAAACATTACATTGTTTATGACGCTTCAATTGCAGCCAACACAACTACTTCATACACACTTGGTATGACTTTGGCTGCCACGGATATTATCACCGTCTATGCTTCAACTGCAACTATGTCATTTAGTGTTTTTGGAAGTGAGATTGCTTAATAATGGCAATTACCAACAATGGTTCCGCCCAAACAGCGGCAGGTAGCGGTACAGGTACAGACCTAACCCGTTTTGTTTTTACTGCTACTGGAGGGGAAAACTCTAAGAGTGGTTCAGATAATAATGGATTGACTTTAAATTATACCCCTGGAAAAGAACAAGTATTTCTCAATGGTGTCCTTCTGGTACGAAGCGTTGATTATACAACCCCTAGTGCTGGACAAATTGCCAGTCTTTCTATTCTTTCAACTGGCGATACTTTGGAAGTTCTTGCTTATACTTCATCGGTAACAAATGGAAATGTAACTCTCTCCACTTACACCACTAAAGGTGATTTGTTAGTAGGAACAACAAGTGGAAATAACGGCAGACTTGCTGCTGGCACGGATGGATTATATTTAGCAACAGATTCAACTCAATCTACTGGTTTGAAATGGGCTACCGTTGATACGGGGAGCGTTGAAACCGCAATCTTTATGGGGGCTTACTAATGGCAGTCAATACACCAGTTAATATCTACCGAGGCGCTGCATCGCTTACTACCACAACAACTCTTAATACGGTTCCCGCTTCAACCAAGTGGGTTGTGACAAATATTGTCGTAACCAATACTGCATCTTCAGCAGGAACTTTTACTTTAGCCATGGGTCCGTCTGGTTCTCAAATCGCTTTTGCAACAACAGTTGCCATCGCTGCAAACTCCGTTGCAACTTTTGACATAAAACAAGTTTTAGCAACAACAGAAGTTATTACAGGCGGAGCATCTGCTACTACAATCAACTTTCACATTGCAGGAATGGCGGTAGTATAAAATGGGTTCAAATGTATTTCCAACAGCAAGTACATCTTCACAAATTAATAAAATTTATACACCTTCACCTATTGCAATTCCATCTGGTCTAACACTTCGTTATACATATACAACATCACAAACTGGTCTAAGTTTTCCAGTTGCAGATGTTTATGTAGTTATGATTGGTGGCGGTGCTGGTGGCAATAGAGCAAATTCAGGTCAGGCAGCAGCAGGTGCTGGTGGTGGCGGAGGACTCGCTTTAGGGTGGGTTACAGCATTTACTTCTTGTACAATTGGTGCTGGTGGTGGTGGTGCTAGCGGCGTCGCAGGAATTGGCGGTCAGGGTGGAAATACTTACATAACAGGTTATGGAATTCAAGCAACAGGTGGATTAGCGGACACATCATATAATGGTGGTGGTGCGGGAGGTTCTGGAACATATATTATTCCTGGTGGTAGCAGCAGTGCTCAATCAACTGGTAACGCAGGAATCTTTGGTTCTGGGGGTGGTGCTGCTGGTGTTACTGGTGTTGCCTACAATGGAGGTGCAGGTTACTTTGCTGGTGGTGGAGGTAATGCTGGAGGTGGAACGGGAGGTGCTAGTACATTCTTTGGTTACACAGGAGGAGCAGGAAATAGTTCTCAGTCAGCAGGTGGTGGCGGAGCAGGTATTGCAGGAAATGGTGTAGCGGCGTCTGGAGCAACTCCTGGTACAGGTGGCGCAGGAGGCGGTGGTGGTGGTGCTGGCAATAGCCCAGGTGCTGCTGGTGGCGTCGGTGCAATATTGGTTTACTACTAGGAGATATGATGGCAACCTTTGCAGTTATTGAAAACAACACTGTAACAAATATCATTGTTGCAGATACAAAACAAATTGCTGAAGAAGTAACTGGCATGACTTGTATTGAATATACAAATGGCTGGGATTACAACAACGGCATTGATGGCGGAGTATTTTTTCCTGCACCAGTTGCTAAATAACAACTTATCCCCGAGTATGGATTAAAACTGCTTTCTTAACCTTAAAATTAAGCGTGGTAAACTTAAGAATAGACTTTTCACAGGTGTAGTTATGTTTAAGCGCCTGAATACGGGTAAAAAGTCGAGATAGGTAGGCACCATGACACGCGCTAGAACAAACGCAGATAATGCCAGCCTTGGCGTAACTCTTAGTGGAACTGAAACTCTTTCTTCAAAAACCATTACAGCCCCACGCGAGACTAACCCACGAATATCTTCTCCGTCCGAGGTCATAACTATTTCGGCAACGGCTGCTGGTTCCACAGTTCAGTTTGACGCTTCTACAACTGGAGTTTTGTATTACACAACAACTTCAACTGGAAACTGGACTTTGAATGTTCGTGGCACAGCAGCAACAACTCTTAATAATCTCATGTCTATTGGAGATTGCCTTACTATTGTTTTTATGGCTACAAATGTGACTGCCTATTACGCAAGTGCTTTCACAATTGATGGTAATGCGATTACACCTAAATATTCTCAAGGAACTGCTTTTACTGCTGGTAATGCCAATGCTATTGATGTGTATACATATACAATTATCAAAACCGCAAATGCAACTTTTACAGTTTTAGCAAACCAAACAAAATTTGCATAAATCATGTCACCATTACTGGGAACTTTAGGCGGGTTATCTGCGCGAGCATATGGGTTTGGAAACTCCGTTGTTCCAAGTTACGCCATCGGTGCTTATGATTCTTTGGCTACTGTAACGCTATCTGCTACAGCATCATCTATTACTTTTGCTGGTATACCTAGCGGGTATAAGCATTTGCAGATTCGATGCTTTGCCAATATCACCACAGCAGATGCGGCTGGATTGCAATTTAATGGAGATACAACATCAAGTTACAACGCACACAGATTGTATGGAACGGGAACTGCTGCTGGTGGTGCGGCATCAAGTGGCGGTGCTTCTGTAACAAGCATCGGATTGCCAGCAACAGCAGGTTTTCCATCAGCGACATCGACTTTTGGCATTTCAATCATTGACATCTTGGATTATCAAAATGTCAATAAATACAAAACTGTTCGCGGACTTAGTGCCTGGGATGGGAATGGTTCGGGATATGTTGACTTCGGTTCAGGTCTTTGGCGAAACACCAACGCAATCACTTCAATCACCTATTCTGCAGCAAGTGGAAACTTTATCGCCAACTCATCATTTGCACTTTACGGGGTGAAATAATATGGCTACTAATACTTATGTTGCACTTGATAAAGTAACTCTCAGTAGTAATTCTTCATCTGTAACTTTTACAAGTATTCCTTCAACTTATACCGATTTAGTTATTGTACTTTCTGTTGGAAATACTGATAAGGCTATTGGTATGCGATTTAATTCTGATTCTGGAACAAATTATTCTCGTACATTTATGTATGGAAGCGGTTCTGCTGTATCATCAAGAACAACAGGTGATACAGGAATTTATCCACCAGTAGGTCAAAGTAGCACAAATCTTGGTTCTACTATTATTCATATAAATAACTATAGTAATTCAACAACATACAAAACTGTTTTAATTCGTGGTAACGATGGTGCTGATGCTACTTGGGCAACTGTTTCTTTATGGAGAGGAACACCCGCAGCAATAACATCAATTAATTTTTATTTAACTGGTTCAGCACAAATGTTGTCAGGCTCAACATTTTCTTTGTACGGCATCCGTGCAGAAGGCGTAAGCCCTGCAGCCAAGGCAACTGGTGGTGCTATTTATTCTGATTCTACTTATTATTATCATGTTTTTGGTGCTACAGGCACATTTGCCCCTTTGCAATCATTGACAGTTGACTCATTGATGATTGCTGGTGGCGGTAGTTCTGTTCAACGCTTTGGTGGTGGCGGTGGTGCAGGTGGCGTACTGCTGACCTCAAACCAGTCAGTCACGGCAACAAATTATTCAGTCACAGTTGGCGCTGGTGGTAACAATGGCAGCGGAACTGCATCTACATTTAATTCTTTGAGCGCAACGGGTGGCGGCAATGGCGGCGGTACTAACTACTACTCAGGCTTACCTGGTAATGGTGGTTCTGGAGGTGGTGGTACAGGCGGCGGCGGCGGAACGGGAGCAAATGGTGGGACTGGAGTATCAGGGCAAGGTTTTGCTGGAGGCAATGGCGGCTGGTATCGCTGTGGCGGTGGCGGTGGCGGAGCGGGAACTGTTGGCGAAGCGGCTTTTCCTGCAACATCAGGTGGTGCATCTGCTTATGGAGGCAATGGTGGGGCGGGAAGCACCGCTTACCAAACTTGGCTATCGGCAACTGGAGTAGGTCAAAATATTTCTGACACTTATTACATCGCGGGCGGTGGCGGCGGTGGCTCTAACCTAGGAAATGCAGGCGACCCTGGCACTTGGGGAAATCATGGGCTTGGTGGTTATGGTGGCGGCGGCAATGGAGGTGCTGGTAATACAGGGGGTGCTTCTGCAAACCTGCAAACTGCAACAAACGGTTTGGCTAATACAGGCGGAGGTGGCGGTGGCATGGAACAGGCATCGGCACAAACTCTTGGTGGCTCAGGTGTAGTCATAATTCGATATGCGAAATAAGGAGAATAGATAATGCCAGCCAATTATGTACTCTTAGAACGCATTGAACTTAACGCAGATACTTCATCTATTACTTTTAGCAACATCCCGCAATCGGGCTATACTGATTTGAAGATTGTTGTTAGTGCAAGGTCATCTACTGGAATCTACCAAACAGACTGTAATATACAAGTTGGTAATGGTTCAGTAGATACTGGAAGCAATTACCAGACAAAAGAATTATATGGAGATGGAACTAGCGCTGCTTCAAACAGTTTTACCACAACTAATATTCACCCACCTATTGCTGGTGCTGGTGCCACATCTAATACATTTGGTAATTTTGAAATTTATATTCCAAATTATACAAGTTCTTCTCAAAAATCTATTAGTTGTGATGTTGTAACAGAACACAATTCTGCAAATGCAGCGGCAAGAATATCCGCTCATTTATGGACTGGCACAAGTGCTATTAACATTATTACATTAACTGCTGCTGGAACTTCATTTGTTCAGTACAGCACCTTCTCACTCTATGGACTAGCAGCAGTAGGAACTACACCTGCTATTGCTCCAAAGGCTAGCGGTGGAAACATTGTTACTACTGATGGTACTTATTGGTATCACACATTCCTAGCATCAGGAACATTTACCCCTGCTGCAACACTCTCTTGTGACTACTTAGTAGTTGCAGGCGGAGGCGGCGGTGGGTGGGCACACGCGGCAGGAGGTGGTGCAGGAGGTTTGCGTAGTGCAACAGCACAATCATTGACCACAACTTCTTATTCAGTAACAATTGGAGCGGGTGGTACTACTGGAACAGGTTATGCTTCTTCAAAAGGTACCAACGGCGTAGATTCAACATTTAATTCACTAACTTCAACTGGCGGCGGTGCTGGCGGCGGTTCTGCAAATGGCGCATACTCAAATGGCAATGCGGGTGGTTCGGGTGGCGGCGGTTCTTATTCACTATCAAGTGGATACGGATACGCGGGCGCAGGAAATACACCTTCGACTTCTCCATCTCAAGGTAACAACGGCGGTCAAGGAAGCACGGCACCAGCATCGGGCGGCGGTGGTGGTGGAGCGGGTGCAGTAGGAACGGCGGGTGCCCCAGGCGCAGGTGGAATTGGTTCTTCATCATTTTCATCATGGGGTTCTGCAACCAATACTGGTCAAAATGTTTCAGGAACTTATTACTACGCAGGTGGTGGTGGCGGCGGTGTTGAAAATGCAACTGGCGCGGCAGGCGGTTACGGCGGCGGTGGCTCGGGAGTTGGAAACACAGGAAGTACAGGCGGTTCTGGAACCGCTAATACTGGTGGCGGCGGCGGTGGTGGTGGCTATTCAACTTACCCAGGAGGTCCAGGTGGTTCAGGCGGTTCAGGTATAGTTATTATTAGATACACGATGGCATAAGGAGAATATAAATGGCACATTTTGCAGAAATTGATGAAAACAACATTGTAACTCAGGTACTTGTCGTACCAGATGAGCAAGAACATCGTGGTCAAGATTACTTGGCTGACGAATTAAGCCTTGGCGGCACTTGGGTACAAACGAGTTATAACGGAAATATCCGTAAGAACTATGCGGGTGTTGGATATAAATATGACTTAGAACGCGATGCTTTTATTTCGCCAAAACCAGACTGCCATCCAAGTAAGGTGACATTGGATGAAGAGACTTGCAGATGGAATTGCTCGGATTCTACCCATACTATAATTATTGGAGAATAAAATGTCAGAAACCCCTAAAAAATTAGTTGTAGACCTTGCTACAGGAGAACAGCGTTACATTGACCTAACCCCTGAAGAAATTGAACAGCAAGCCGTAGATGCACAAGCGGCTGAAATTGAACGAGCAGAAAGAGAGGCTGAGGCTACTGCTAAAGCCGATGCTAAATTATCTGCTCAGGCTAAATTGGCAAAACTTGGTCTTACGGGAGAAGAAATCGCTGCGCTAAGTTGAAAATATTCAAATTAGCGTCAATGGTAAAATTTATCTCTACGCGGGATTAAAGGTGCAAAATGGCAGGTACTACAGCAAAAGGGTTTAGATACCCAACATCAACAGATGCCCCAGCAGTCCATACTGCCATTTTTAACCTTGCTACAGATATAGATACAAAGTTTGATTCTTATACTACTACTGCTCTTTTATCTGCTAATTACTCGACAATTACCGTGGCTCAAGATACCGCTCGCGTTGCTGGATTTTTGGCGATGGCATAAATGACTTTTACATACTCTGGCGACCCAACCACATCAACCCGAAATAAAGTTCGTTTTCTTCTTAATGACACTCTTTTAAGTGACCCATTATTTACAGATGAAGAACTTGATTACCTTATTACTGAATGGGGTACAGATGTTTATGAGATTTGCCGAGCAGCAGCAGAAACTTTAAGTTCAAAGTTTGCGCGTTTAGCCGACCAAACATCTAAATCTGTTGGTGACCTTTCAATAACTATAAGTTATAGAACAAAATCTAAAGAATATCAAGACCTTGCTATGTCATTCTTAAACCGCCGTATGCGCAAATCCCCTCCCACACCATGGGCTAGTGCAGATAACCTTAACAACTCTGTAGACCGTGTAGTAGACAATTACAATACTGAATTTTGGGTTGGTCAGTTTGATAACCCAAATAATATCCTTGACAAACGCATAGTTGAATAGGGGGAGCAGATATGACTGCTCAAATTTATTCATTGCTTTCTGACCTCATGGTGGATACAGCAACCTTTTCTCCTAAAAGCACGGTAGATAAATACAACAAACCAACTTTTGGGTCTGGCACCACGGTCACGGGTCGTTTTATGAACCATGAAACAAAGACCAGAGATGCCAATGGCGTTGAAGTAATAGAATTGGGTAAGTTTATTTGTTACGGTCCTCAGACCACATTAACCGTAAGCCATAAAATGGTTGTTGGCTCAATTACTTATACGATTAACGATATTTCTAACATTTCAGACGAGAACGGTGTGCATCACACAGTCATTTCATTTGGGCGATAGTAATGGCTACCTATTCTTTTACCTTAGATGGTGCCGAAGAACTTAAAAAAATGCTCATTGCTGGAGGAGAAGGCTCTGGTAAAGCAGCGGGTCAGGCTATCTGGGAAGAAGCAAATAAAATTTTTGCTAAATCACAAGTTTTAGTGCCAGTTGATACGGGTGTTCTTCGTGGGTCGGGAGGAGTTTCGGCTCCTCAATCTGATGGCAAAGATTTATATGTAGACATTTTTTACGGTGGTCCAGCAGCCCCTTACGCTTTACTTGTTCACGAAATTCAAGGTAATTACCATAATCCGCCCACACAGGCTAAATATCTCGAGCAACCCTTTATGGAAGCCTTGCCAAGTATTCAAAAAAATATGGCGTTTAGAATTAAGGACCTACTTTCAAGGAGTGCTAAATAATGGCAACAATTTTAGAGTCGATTGGTGATTATTTAGTCACAAACTCATATGGCACTCTCGGCACAAACATTTTTCTTCAAGTTATGCCCGAAACCCCAGATGCCTGTATTGCCGTATATGAAAATTCAGGCTCATCTCCTGCCTTTACCATGGGAACTGGGGGGATTGTTATTGATTATCCTATGATTCAAATTGTTGCCCGCGCTGCCCGCGAAGATTATCCAACCGCTAGAGATGTTGCAGAGAATATCCGCAACTTGCTTGCTTCGGTAACTAATGTCACCATTTCATCAATAAATATTATGCGTATCGAGCCAATGGGTTCTGTGAATTTTATTGGTGTCGATAACAAATATCGCCCCTTAGTGTCGGTAAACTATCGATGCCTAGTGAGGAAGTAACCGTGGAGCCACAGGCTCCCCAAGAGAGAGTGGCAGACCCTTATGGCAGAAACACAACCACAGACGAATTCCAACGATGCTGGAAATGCGACAGGCTCCTCTTTGAAGCCGCGTCCCGCCCGTGGAGCATCCGTTGCCCCCGATGCAAGTCAAAAAATAAATCAGGTTGATTTTCTTTCTCAATTAGAAAAATTAAACGGTCAAGGCAAAATTCAAAAAGGTTGTTCAGTCGGTGCATTAACGAACACCATGGAAGAACCGATGAAATCAAAATTTAAAACGGCTTTGATGAATCCAAATGTGCAATCCGCTAGGCTCACCGAACTTTTAGAGCAGTATGACATTACGATAGGCTCTGATGTTATGCGGAGACATAGAAGAAGATTGATGGGCAAAGATGGGTGCAGGTGTCCACTTGAATCTTGATGATGCGATTGATGGTCTTTTAAAAACTACCGAAAATCAAACTACGCAAGTTGTTGAATCCCGCAAGCGTAGTGCCGATTGGACACCTGGAGTTTCTTGGGACGGTGTAGAAGGATTAATTACTACCGAACCAATGGAAGGTGATACGCACCCTGATTGGTCAGGAGTCTTGCGTATGTGGGGACTTGACCCTGCAAACTTCGCAGTCGTTGAACCCGTCCTTTTCAATG